GTGACGGATGAAAACCGCTATCTAAAACAGCGCCAAGGGCGCTGGCACTATATTAGGCGCGTGCCTAAACGCGTGGGTCATCTGGATGGCCGGGGCAAAATAGAAATCTCCCTGACAACAAATTCTCTGGACGTGGCGCGCTTGCGCCGGGATGCCATGGAAGAAGCGGACACGCTGTATTGGGCGTCGCTTCTGGGTGGCGGGGAAAGTGCCGTCGATCCGGCCACCGCACGTTACAAAGCGGCGCAACAGCGGGCGCTGGCGCTGGGGTTTGTCTGGAAGTCCGCAAGCGACCTTTTGGATCATGCGCCGGTGGATGAGCTGCTGGAGCGGCTGGAGGCGCTCAAAAGCCGTCCGGAGGCCGGTCTGAAGGCAGATGCGGAAGCGTTGCTTGGAACGGTGCCCAAGCCGTCCGTAACCGTGTCCAAGGCGCTTGAAATCTTCCTGACCGAAATCGCGCCGGATGAACTGACCGGCAAGAGCAAGGCTCAACGGGCTTCATATGAGAAGGTCAAGCGCCGGGCGGTGACGAATTTCATTCAGGTGGTCGGGGACAAGGATCTTGGTGAGATCACCCGGCAGGATGCGCTCGCCTTTTATGACTGGTGGCAAAAGCGGGTGACCGGCGAGAAGGGCCTGAAGCGGCTCTCCGGCAATTCGGCCAACCGGGACGTCGGCAACATGCGGCGGCTCTATACAGAGTATTTTCGCCGCCTTGGGGAAGAGGCGCGGGACAATCCGTTCCGGAACCTGTCCTTCCGCGATCCCAAGGCCTTGAAACAGGATGTGCCGCCGTTCCCGGTGACTTGGCTGAAAGACCGGTTCCTGTCGCCGGGGGCGTTTGACGGGCTGAACCGCGAAGCGGCGCTGTTGCTTTTGGCTTTGATCGAGACGGGCTGTCGTCCGTCTGAACTCTGCAACATTACAGGCGACCAGATCCATCTGGAGGCAGAGGTGCCGTTTCTCGAGATCCGGTTTCGGGAAGACAGGGCGATCAAGACGGAATCGAGCGTCCGGCAGATCCCCTTGATTGGGGTTTCCCTGGAAGCGATGAAACGCGCGCCGGACGGGTTTCCGCGCTACCGGGACAAGGAAACAAATTTCTCTGCTGCGGCCATGAAGCACTTGCGCAGGACGGGTCTTTTGCCGTCAGATAACCACAGGGTGTATTCGCTCCGACATTCGTTCGAGAGCCGGATGAAGGAAGCGCATCTGGACTATGAGCTACGCTGCCTGCTGATGGGGCATGCGATTACGCGACCTGACTATGGCGACGGTGGATCGCTCAAGTACCGACAGCGGGAGCTTGCAAAAATCGAGTTGCCGTTTTCGCTCGAGGTTTTCGACCGGTTGAGGCGGCCGGAGGTGAGGCGAAAGAAGGTTTGATAGGGAGGGGAATATGCAGAAAGAGAATGTCGGCTTTCAAGCCTTCGCGGCGGAAGTGTTCAAGCGTGATCCAGAGCTTTACGAAGAGGCGATGACCGCTGCCCGCGAGTTCGTGAAAACGCGCAAGCGTCATTGGCTGGACCGGTCACGGGCAGGGGAGCTGGAAGAGTTGAATACGACCGGTGCGGTTGTCAATGCGATGGCTTTTCTTCAGGTATCGGACATTCAGGAGGTACAGGATCTGTCGGGCTTCAGCATTCCGGGGATGCGGTTGCATCGGTGATTGGTCTGGTTGCTTTCGCTGGAACTTATTCACATTTGCCGTTGCGGTTGTATGGCTATGAAGGGCGGGAAGCGGAATTCGACGCGCCATGCATAAAAGGGACTAAACTCTGAAACAAAATCCCTCCGGTAAACCCGGGGCGGTTCACCGCGCCCCCTGGGGCCTCATTACGCCCCGGTGGTGGATAGGGCCCTTATGCGTCTTTGACGGAAATGCTTTGGCGAAGCCTTCGTTTTAGTTGTAACAAAACTGATGCACAATTATCGTTTGTATTAGAAATGTGATCATGTTCAAGGGACTAGGTAACTACAATCTTGGGTCTTGTCAGTTCCACATACGCAAGCATGCCTTTTTTGTAATTACACCCATTTACTAGAAAGAGATTGCCAGATGGAAATCAAAATAGAAATCTCAGGTGAAATTTCAGCGCAGCAAGGTGTAGATATAGCGGAACTGGAAGCGGATCTCAGGGCTGAGACACTGGATTTTACTAAACACATACAGACAGACGAACCAGTAATTCGAAAGACGCTCGCCCCGGAAGGAGCTCAAAGTGAGTTTGAGCTCATCCAATTCTTGATTGAACTCGCCAAAGAACCAATGGCCATTAAGGCCGCTCTCAATGCACTGATTTATGGCGTGAATGAAATAGCAAGCGCGAGAAGCAAGTCTTCTCAAGACGTTCCGGAGGCAGAAAAGTCGGTTCGGGTAAAAGTCCTACAAAAAGAGATTGCGCTTCCTGCATCCGTAGCTGTCATTAAGCAGTTTATCGAGGAACTCACCAAAGATGGTTAACCTTGATCGCCGAATGCTGGTAGTTGGCCATTGGGGGCCTGAAGGAACCACACCGAATAACTCTCGCGTTCGCGGCATTGTTAGTCGGCTCGAAAGAGTATTTGGCCCGAATGGAAATTATTCATTTCAGTCTATGGCAGGAGAACCAACCGGTCCGGACGTGTTATTGAATCCTGGAGCAGGAGACATAAGTCAAAAACTCGCTGACGAAGCAGACGGGGTTACCGACAATACTCTTTTGTTTCTTTATTACGTCGGACATGCAGTAGGTGACAGAGAGGATGATCTGCGTATAAGATTAAGATACCGCACCAGCGAAGGTTCTCCTCAGTATCTTTACTTAAGCACGCTCCTCAGCCAAGTAAGAGACAATCGATATCAAAAGCTTATACTTCTCCTTGACTGCTGCCACGCCGGAAGAACATTAAAATTATTTAAGGAATTTCCACAAAATTCCTTTGCCATGCTGGGAACAGGAAAAGGTTATGCGTATAATTGCGATTTCTCCGACTCTATTATTAGCACTCTCGAACGATCTCCCTCGAAGCGAGATCAACGTATAGATCGAATACGTAGGGGATTTACATACGAGCGGTTGTTTGAGGTTGCCCGATCGCCGTTTATTACCTCTACGGAAGCGCGGCAAATTCCGCAAAGCTTCCCTGGTGGTCTAGAACATGAACTGCTAGCAAACGCACCTGTAAAAATACCTTCTGAATACAACGCTTTGGTACCTCGAAGAACGGTCTATGGTCGCGTATATGTCTGCTTAGAACTTTTGTCGGAGGAGCCGTGTCTATCTGCGGTTTTTGCTCAAACTCTTCACCGCAGAAGGGAGTTTTTGCTGGAAGGGGATGAAATAGATGGGCGATATATAAGTTCAGATCGCGCCAGACAGTACAAAGACTTCTTGATTGAAAGTGGTCTTGCTGTAGAAAACTCTGCAAGGGTTGAAATTTCGAATCTAGGCCGTGAGGCGCTCAATGGTCGTTACAACGATATATTATTGGAGACTATTTCAAGGTCTATACTACCTGATGCAATCACTTATGAAGTTCTAGACGACATCATTCATTCGCTGATCAACGACATGATACCTCCAACACCTGCGATGATTTCTGAGCGATTACTTCACCGCGGGATGGCTTTAGAGCTAAAACCAAGCGTGCGAATTGCTCTGTCGCTACTACCGTCCACCGGAAGGTTTCTCAAAAGCTCTAGTGATGCGTTATTCCCTTCAGAACCAGAACTTGCCGGATAAATTCCGGAAACTGAATCTACCAATCAAAATAAATCGTTGAGGTAACCTTCGGCCCCGTCATGAGAATGTGACGCCAGCAGCAACCGCACTTCATTGAACAAAAGATCCACTCTAAGACCTGCGTCTCGGATATCGATCAGGTTGACTGCCTGTTCATCCTTCATCCACTAATCCCCTCGTTTATTTACGCAGTTTACGAACTTTCGGCGCTACGCGAAGGACCGCGTTTTCCACCCAGTGGACCTTGGCGGTGACTGAGACAACGCAGGCGCGGCCAATGGCCGATATGACAAACCGCAACGCAGCGTACATCTTGGCCGATGAACGGTTGCTTCGGGCCGGAAGTGCCGGTGCGCGAAGATTTGTCGATAGTCTGGAACGGGCGGAAAGCGGAATTTTTCTGCGGCATAGCAGAACGGATGTAGTGCGGAGAAAGTTCCCGTCAGATGTCAATGAGACTTCCGCAAGCCCACGCGGTGGTTGGCGAACCGTTCTACGCCAAAAAACTAAATCAGGGAACCAATACACTGCAAAGGGATTTGGATAAGAACCTGTGCAACGTGTAGAAGCCCAAAAACTATCGGAACGAGCACCTCCGTCTTGTGAAATGGTGTGTGTTTCTTCCCATCTCCATCAACGTCAAGAATAGCCCATTCATCCTTGTATGGGCTTACGGGCAAGCGCTCTTCGAGCGCGGTGATAACTCGGAACTTCGCAGCATTGAGTGACTTATAGCTCACCACCGCGCGCACCCATAGAAAGCAAATGGCGATCCCTGCGGCCGAAACGGCAAAGGTACCCCAATACCCAGACTTCGACAGGTAAGCAGCCCCCCCAACAATCGCCGTATTGACGGTAAGATAGAAAGAATTGGCAGATTGACGCCGTTGGCTAACCCGGTCCGCCATCTCCACGAGCATTTTATAGATCTCGAGGACGCCCTGGTCTTGAGAGGATTGCTCCGGTTCGCCTGGCGACACGACTATCTCCTGTTGCCGAGCCGCCAGACGGCGTTGATGATTGACAGCTTGTTCCACCCTGTGGATTCATCAGCCGCATCTGCGACCACCGAGGACGTGCGTTGCTGCGCCCACGGATCCACAGCAACGATCGGCCTACCATATAGTTGCGCCCCGTCGATCTCCTTTTGAATCCATTTGCTGTGGTTTACATACATGCCGGTGGGGATCACAAGAACATGGCTATTTGCGATCCTTTGGTAGATTGCCTGTTGGAGAATGGCGTCGTTCGGGGCGAAGTGGATTGGATCGTCCCGCGGCACTGAAGTGTTGAAGAAATGTATGCGCTGATTGTCGATATACCAAGCCTCTTCAAAGATCCACTCAGCGAGCCGCTCGTAATGGTCGGAATATGACCAAGAATGACTGACAAATACGTGCATGCCCGTTTCACCTGTCTAGGATAGTTTTAGCAGCTTCACCCTGACATTGGCCATGGCGAGCAGGCGATGGGAACAGGTGACCATAGAGCACTATGATCATCTGGATCGAGGAATAGCCCACGAGAATCATCAACTCCTTGATCAAGAAAACCTCCTGATGTTAGAGCTGCACGAGCAATCGTACAAGTAGTGATCCTCCGTCACTACAATTTGACACAAGGTATAGGCTCAGGGCAGCCATGTATTGCGGAATGAACCAAGGGCAGCAATGGGCGCGAAAGCGCGCTTTTTCCGGAGCCTTATATCCTTCTTCTCCGCATCACCCTTCCAAGTGCATCCTGCTCCCCATTCAGCGCCAGCAATTCCCGCTCCAGCTTGATGAAAAAAGCCAAGTACTCTTCGCCAAACCTCAGAACCAAGTCAGCCGCGACATCCAAGCCCGCTTCCAAGCGGGCCTGTCTTTCGGTTTGAAACGGATGGCGGTCGGGTTTGCCCATTGTCTCGGTTTTAAGCGCTAGCGCTTTGGATCGGGCCAAGAGTTGGCGAGGTGCTTTGAGGCTTCCAGAATGAGGGCGATCAGGCCGTGGCGGGCGACAAGTTGCGCTGCGCGTTCCTGGGCGTCCCTGTGCGCGGCCAGCCAGTCGTTCGGGTCGGGGTGGGGAATGGTCAGCGCGGACATATAGGCGTGTAACCAGTAGGTGACGGCGGTCTTGCCATTTGGCGGACGCGTTGCGGTGAGCAAAGCGTGGGCGTTGAGGGCTTCGGCAAGCATTTTCGCCGCCGCCACCGGGTCTTCCACGTCTTCATTGACCGTGCATATGCGATGGCTCAGAAACCGGATCGAGCCGGTTCGGCAGGCGACCTTGGACGCCATCTTGAACACCACAGTGCCTTCGGCCCGATAGGGGCTGCAGGTGGCGCGGTCCAATGTGGGGGCTGACAGGCCTTGCATGTCACTTCTCCCTTGAATGAGAAAAAGCGGCGACCAGCGCACCGGCCGCCAGTTGGTGGGAGGATCAGGCGGCTTGCTCGCTTTTGAGACCGCTCTTGGTGTCCGGATCTGCTTCGGCGTCTGCCTTGCCACTGGCTTTGTCGCCGGTGGCGGCCATGAGGGCGGTCTGCATGTTCCAGGCGTTCGCCCATTTCGTGTGGCGCGGGTCTTTCTTGGTGTAGGGATTGCCCGTCAGCGGCTGGCCTTCGCTTGCCGCCTGAATGCCCATGTCTTCGGCTTCGGTCTTGTCGCCGTGCAAGCCCAAAACGCCTTCATAGAGGTCGATTTGCGCTTCCTTGGCGTCTAAGTCTTCCTTGGACATTTTCTTGCGCTTCAGCACATCGCGCATGGCGTCGACATCAAAGCCCCAGCCTTTTGCCGCCTTGAAGATTTCCGTGATGTCGGCAGACACCTGTGCCTTTTCTTCTTCCAGCCGTTCGATCTCGGAAAAAAAGCCTTTCAGGGTTTCCGAGGCCAGAGTTGCGGAGTTGGAGGCGGGAGCTGCTTTGGTGGATTTGGTAGCTGGTGTTGCCTTGGTGGCTGTTTTTGCTGATGTCTTTGCGGGTGCTTTGGTCTTTGCCGGGCTTTTCGCAGGCGTTTTGCTGCTTTCGGCTTTTGTTGTTTGGCTTTCGGTATCTGGGGTTTGGTTCTCATTGCGCATGTGGCTTCCCCTGGCTGGCAGGGCTGGCCCTGCTGTGGATAAATCATTAATTGGTATGATTATCACCTTTAAAGGTGATTTGTGACCATAAATATGATTTACCGGGATTGTCCAGTGGCAAATGCCGGTGGCTGAGAATTTCGCCTTAAAGTTTCAATCTTTGGAATTTGATGCTTTTATGCAATTCATGATTGTTGAAATTGACAATGTGTCTTTAAAGATCTGGGGGGATCGGAATGGGCGGGAGCCGAAACACGGCCAAGGACAGGCTGATCTTGCTGATCAGCCGGATGGACGAAGAGCAGGCGAAACGGCTTCTCGAGGGCATGGACATTAAAATGGTGACCAGACCGGACCGTCCGGCCGCGCCTATCGCTTCAAAAGGCCAGAGGCCTTGAAGCGCTCCAGCTCTGCTTCGGCCTGTTCGTCGGTCATTTTCTCGATCAGCTCGTAAAGCCGGGTCTTGCTTTCGGAAAAGGGATTGTCACTGTCGAGAATGGCCGCGTTTGGAATTTCCAGAATCTTGCAGATCCGTTCCAGCGTTTCCCAGCGCAGGGTGTGGGTTTCGCCGCGCATGAATTTGCTGAGCGTGTTGACGCTGAGATTGGCCGCCTTGCAGACCTGACTTGAATTTGTGCCCTTGTAAGCGATCAGGGCGCGCAAGTTCTTTCGGCGACGGTTCCAAAGGTCTGCATTGTCCTCGTCACTCATGTTCAGATCCTCCCGTTACTAATTTACGCTGATTTTCACCTTTTTAGGTGAAGTTGTGAATATCTCAAAAAACATTTCCTAAGAACTAAGATTTAAAAATAACCTTTAAAGGTGATTATCATCTTTGGAGGTGATTGTGGTCCCTAAATTGGATGTTCCCGATCCTGGCGAATTTCGCCAGTGGATCCGCCTTACAATGCAGGTTCTGGAGATCAACGCCTACCGCTGGTCGGTGCAGGCACAGGTGTCTCCCAATCTGGTTTCCAAGTTTCTGAGCGGCGAACAAAACGACCTGCGGCTGGCAACTGCGAGCGGGCTCGTGCGCGAAGCGGTGCGCCTTGCGGCGGTTGCCGATGTCGCTCTGCCGGGTTTTCACCCAGTGGCAAGGCAGGATGGGGGGCGGTGCGATGTCTGACTTGAAACGGCGGCCGCGCATGTCGATCATTCCCGCCGAAGCCGTCAATGATCCGAATGTGTCGCCGGTGGCGCTGAAGGTGCTGGCCGCGCTTGGGCGGCACACGGACCGGGCGGGCTTCTGCTTTCGGTCCTTGCGCAAATTGGCCGATGAACTGGCGTTGGCGCGCTGCACCGTTCAGCGTGCTGTTGCCAGCCTGATCGAGGCCGGGTGGTTGATCCGGTTTCGCAATCACCGCAAGGACGGCGGCGATTGTTCATCCACTTTCCGGGTGCTGCTGCGACAGCGCAAGCGGGACCGGAATGGCACCTTTCGCACCGAGGATGACGGGCAACCGCCGCAACGGCCACATTACGCGCCAGCTGAGCCGGACGTGGACAGTGCGACCGATCCAGACAGCGACGCTGAAACCAACGGTGGTACCGACGCTGACACTGACGCTGTTGCAGGGATTTTGGAGCAGGATGCGCCGCCTGAAGAGGATGCGATTGCGCAGCCGGGGCGGCTGCGGACGGGAAGCCCCCATAAGAACGACCCAATAAAAACGAAATCTGGAAATGAGCCTGGCGAGGTGCGCCTGCCAAAGCGGCAACGTCAGGAGGCGGCATATGTGCGGGAGGTCAAGCGGCGGCTCTCCAGCCTGGGCTGGGTGGTGACGCCGGGATGGTTCCGCCAAGGGGACGCGCCGATCCGGGCGTGGTTTGCGGGCGGCTGCGACATCGATCGGGACGTGATGCCGCCGATCCTCAACGTGCTTTTGAACGGCGGCGGGCGGCCGTCCAGCCTGTCCTATTTCACCAAGGCCGTGTTCCGGGCAAAAAACGCGCGTGTAGCGATCGAAAACCTGTCGCCGGATGATCCGCTGTTCCGCAACTCCCGTGCGGACAAGGACCGGGCAGAACGCAGGGCCTATTTTGCCGATTTCGAGGCGGTTGCGGCTGAAATCAGCAGCGGGGCCTTGTCATGAGCGAGAACTCTCATGAGGCGGTCATGCGCCTATTCTGCACGCCGATTGCGCCCCTGTTCAAGCGGGTTCCGGGGGGCAATCGCCGGGCGTTCATCCGGGCGGTCTGCCGGTCTCTGCAGGAGTTTGACGATCCGGTCTTGAGCGAGGCCGCGCACCGGATCTTGCGCACCGCCAAGGGCATGACCTGGCCCAATGCCGGGGAGCTTTACCAGACCTGCGCCACCGTGCGCGATGAACTGCGGCGAAAGGCAGAGCAGGCCGCAACAATGGCCGATCGGCAGGAAGGGGCGGCGGGGCAACTGCCGCTGCCCGAAACGGTCGCCGTCGACATCATGATTGCCAAAGATCCGGATCTGGTTCGCTATGCGGTTGAGGGCGACTATCACACGCTCTTGCTGGACCATGTGCGCCAACATCGGGGCTTGCCGGATGATGACACCTGCGAGCGGCTGTTGAACGCCTCGCGGGACAGGCTTGTCAAGGCGCAGGCACAGGCGGCCGCCCATCCCGGACCGATCGAGAATTTCTATCTGCAAGGGCTGTTGAACCGGCGGCGGGCGGTTGCCCGGATGATCGAAAGCGCCTTTGCCGAACGCGAGCAGAAAAGGGGCGCGGCCCATGGCGAAGCTTAAACCTGCCAAACTTGACAACACAGATCCGCTGCGACTGACATCTGCCAAACAGGCGCGGACCAAGGAAGCGGCACGGCGGGCCGGATATCAGCGCGGGGCCTATCTCGAGTGGCTCTACAACAACCGCAAGATCAAGAAGGCGCAATATCTGGCCGGATGCCGGGTGCGGGCGCTTTTTGCCGAACGGGAAGGGCGGGCGAAGAGCATGGACCTGAGCAATGACCGGGTGGATGGCGGCAATCCGGAGCGCGATTTTTTGCGGGTTGCCACCCTGGACGCGGACCGGAGCCTGAAAGACCTTGCGGCGGCGCTGGGGCCGGATCAGGCCTTTGTGCTTTTTCACGGGATCGGGCTTGGCCTTCCCATTCAGGAGGTCGCCGCCTATTTCGTCGAGCCGGACAAGGTGGGCAAGTCGGAGACGGTGGACAGGATATCCAAGGACTATTGCGGGCGGCTCATCAAGGACGGCCTTCATCATGCGGCGTTTTTCTTCGGATATGCCACGCGCGCCGCCGAAACGCAGATCGGAAAACGTTCATACTTCTGGTATGTTAAAGACATATCCACAATCAATGGGGGTGCTGTTGATTGACCAGTGCAGCGCTAATCGCTAGCGTTTGGTCATTCTCCACAAATGCGCCACCGGGAATCCGGGCGGCGCATTTTTCATTGGGGGCGAGTTCTGAGAGTTTATCAAGCTAAAATTGTAAGTTCCATCGATATCCTTTTTTCCTATAATTAGTTATAGTCGTCTCGCGTACAGTGTCGTTTACTGTTGTGTTTATTTCAGTATTTAGAAGGATTTTAAAGTAAATGGATTATAAAGATGTAGAAAAAATAATTTCGAGTAATTTCATAGTTGAAAAAGAAATTTTGGGCGAGAATTTGTTTTCCAAGGTCGTAGAAGGCGCGGTTCTGGGTGAGAGATACGATGTAGCGCCAAGATTTGGGCATGCAATGGATATTGTTTCCGTTGTGGAGGCAGTCAAGTTGGCAGCGGAATTTACCCTGGCCGTATACGGTGTTTTCAAATTACAAAAAGAACTATTCGATAAAAAATCGAAAGAAGTAACCATCATCATCAAAGATGATAAATACAAAGATATTGAAGAAAATATATTAAATGATATTTGTGACGAAGTTTCAAAAGGTAAGTTTTCATGATTCCTGAGCACGGGAAATCCCAGGTGGGGCACCCTATACTTACGCCTATTCAACATATCGCAGCCATATCTAATATGATATCCTCGAGATCATTGTGGATCGTCGCTTTGGTGGCATTTTTTGCGATCCTGTGGCGTCAGAGAGATTTTCTGACCGCCATTGAACCGGTCATATTCGCATTGGCTATTTACTGGGTGACGACCTTTTTAAAATTCGAGATTCTTGAGACGCGGAAGTTCAACAAACTATTTTCCGGGCTTCCACGCAATTTGGATTGGGGAAACTTCAAAGAACTCGATGTTCGGAGCGTCTTAAAAAAGCTGGACGTTCCATATCACGACATTATTGATTCTGGCTTTCGAGCAGGGATGGAGAAAGGTTTTGCTGCTCTCCAAGATCAGAAAACAGCGATGATGGCAGTTGCCGATCGAAATACGTTTTTTGTTGGGTTTCCCGGGCACCCGTTTCCACGGGTTCGATTTTTCCAGTCCGAAAAGCCAATGAATTCAAGCATGGCCTATTACGGTTTTTTGCGGCCAACAATAGTACTTTTTCGAGATAAAATTGACAATTTGACTTGGTTTCAACGGTTTGAAATTTTGCATGAACTTGGGCATGGAACTATGAAAGGCCAATATATGTATGGCTTTTTCTACGTTCATTTGCAGTTCTTAATATTAACTACAATTTTATTGATGGCGGTGGTTCCAGTTGAGGATTATATCTATTTGTGTCCGATATTTTTGGCATATTTTTCATTTGTATTTTGGCTCAATCAGGGAAAGGTAGATGATGAAAGTAGAGCTGATAGCTTTGCACTTCAAAACATGACCTCAGCTGATATTCAGAAGCTATATAGCGCAGTTATCAAATATAATATTCCTCAGGATCCGTCGTTAAGCGAAGGTGAAAACGTAAGGCGGCGACTCCGTCTGCTAAAAATGATAGAAAAGCATAAAAAGACTTCTTCCGCGTTTGGTTGGTTTGATACTGAGATTGACGCTTCGCAAACGGGCTTGGTCTCTAATGCGACCGAAGCAGCAAAGTACTCTCGCCCGTACCGGATTATAAATTTCTTCAAGTTAGTTACGTTATTGTATACGTGCGGTCTTATTCATGGTTATTTTGATCGAGATGTTTGGTGGGTTCTTGTTTTTTGCTTTGCTCTTCTTATTATTTTTCGCTTACTATCTATGCCGAAGGAGCAGTTGCTTAGCGTTATTTTGAGAGTTGGCAGCCTTAGGGATCAGGTAGATAGATATTTTTCTTCTTGATCTGTTACTTGAACATGAGTGAGTTGTCCGGTAGATCTTCGCTGCGCGAGGAATGATCACATGCGCTTAGGGCTCTTGAGACGCAATTATCTAACTGTGCGTCGAGTATTCTGAGGGCCGTCGCGGCTTTTTTTAATCGATCGATTTGCGGTATGGCCGCCACTGCTGTGGTGAATTTCGGGAAAAAGCTGTTAACTCCCGATTACGAGAGCTTTGGATGTCCGCCCCTTTATGGAGGGAGCAAACCATGTTCAGCGTTTCTGTTAACTTCTCTCGATTTTTGGCGGACATCAAGGCTTTAGAGCAACGACAAGTTCCCTATGCGGTATCTTTGGCCTTGAACGCCACGATTGATGATGTAGAGCGCAACACGCAAAAGAGCATGACGCGGCGGTTGGATCGGCCGACACCTTTCACCATGCGCGGCCTTGCCAAGTGGAAGGCGAACAAGCGGAAGTTGCGGGCGTCCGTGTTCTTCAAGGATGCGCAGGCCGGTTACCTGGAAAAACAGGAAACGGGCGGCATACGACGACCCAAGGGCAGGGCTATTCCCGTGCCGGTCGGGCAGCGGGTCAACAAATACGGTAATATGCCAAAAGGGGCGATCAAGCGATTGCTTGCCCGCAAAGACGTGTTTTCGCGAAAGATCAATGGGGTTGCCGGTATATGGCAACGTCCGAAGGGGCGGCGCAAGACGTTGAAGCTTCTTGTGGCCTATCAGCCGAAAGCGACCTATCAGCCGCGCTTGGGCTATCGAGCCGGTGCGCTCAAGACAACACAAGCCCGCATTGGCGTGCACTTCCGCCGTTCAATGTCGCAAGCCTTGAAGACAGCCAGAAGATAGGGCGGGGGTCCTTTCCGGCCTGTCCTGTCTCACGGGGCTATTCGCGACCGTTGGACATTGAAACACGCGTTGAAATTCAAAGCGTTATGATGATCTTTATGTTTATGTTGCGCCCATGCCCGACCGTGAAAAATACCCGTTGCCGGGTCATATCAGGGATGCGGTCGTCAACCGGGCGCAACTGGCAGACGCCTTCAACACGACGGAACCGACCATTGACCGGATGCGCAAGGACGGCATGCCGGTCAAGGAAGAAGGGTCCAACGGGCGTTCCTATCAGTTTCAGTTGTCGGATTGCTATGCCTGGAAGATGGCGCGCGAAGCGGACCGGCATGCGGAAGAAAAACAGGTTGCCGATTCCGTCCGGCAAATGCGCCTTGAATTATTGGGCGGTGATCACAACGACAGCGCCGAACAGCTTCTAAGCCCGAAACAGCGCAAAGAGCTTTACGAGGCTGAACACGCTTACAACAAACTGGCTTCCTTGCGCGGCGAAATGGTGTCGCGGGCGGAAGTGGAAGACCTGTTGAACAAGGTCTTTGATCTGGTGCGCAAGTCGGTCAACGGGATGCCCGACCGGCTGTCGCGGGATGCGGGGTTGAGCGGGCGACAGGCGGAACAAGCAGTTGCTATTGCCGACGACATTTTGAGCGACTTGCACCGGACCTTGACCGACTTTGCCGACGTTGCGGACACCGGGGCTGAACACGACGCGGAAATCCTAGAAGCGGCGGAATAATCAATGAACGCATTTCGGATGCCTGAGCGGCCGCATGGATGGCGGCCGCCGCAATACGCGCGCGCGGTCGGATGCCTTCGCGCCGCCTTGCCGACCATTGCGCCGATCCGCCGTCAAGCTGTCTCGGCGTGGTCGGAACAGTCCCGGTTTCTGCTCGACAACGGATCTGTAGTGCCGTGGCGCAACAGCGTCACGCCCTACATGGTCGAGCCGATGGACACGACAACTTCGCGACGGTTCCGGGCTGCGGTGTTCGTTGGTCCGGCGCGAACCGGCAAGACCGATGCACTGATTTTGAACAAGACTGCGCACACCATCTGTTGCGATCCGCAAGACCTGCGCATTGTCCACATGAGCCAAGATGCGGCGCGGGAATTTTCGCGCAAGAAACTTGGTCAGCTTATCCGCTACACGCCGGACGTTTCGGAGCGTTTGGGGAAAGAGCGCTACGATGACAACACCTTGATCAAGAATTTCGAAGGCAACATGTCCGTTGACGTGGCTTGGCCGGTGGTGGCGAAAATGAGCGCGTCCGATATCCCGCTCATGTTGCTGACAGATTACGACCGCATGCCGGAAGATATCGGCGGCGAAGGAACTGCCTTTGACCTGAGTTTCAAGCGCACGCAAACCTTCGGCTCGCGGGGCATGACCGTCGTTGAAAGTTCTCCTGGCCGCCCGGTTCTCGATGATGACTTTGACGCGCCGGAAACTGAACGGCATCTGGCGCCGCCGTGTACCGGCATCCTGTCGCTTTACAATCGCGGAACGCGGGGCCGGTTCTATTGGCCGTGTCCTGATTGTTCCTCGCTGTTCGAGCCGGATTTCAAGCTGCTGCAATATCCCGAAAAAGGGACACCAGCGGAAAAGGGGGCGGGGGCCTTTCTGGCTTGTCCGCATTGCGGGTGCGTTCTTGAGCACCGGCACAAGCGGGAACGGAACCAATTTGCGCAGTGGCTTCACGAAAGCAGGATCGGCGAGTTGGTGCCGATCCATGATGACAGCTTGCGCGAAACCGACATTGCGAGCTGGTGGCTCAACGGCACTGTTGCGGCTTTCCAGAGTTGGGCGGAACTGGTTACGCGTTACGAAGGGGCGCTGGAAGAATTCGACCGGACACGGGACAGCAAGGCGCTGAAAACAACGATCACGGTTGATCAGGGCAAGCCGTTTTCCGAACGGCTGATTGCCGATGAAGATGAATTGTCGGTCAAGGAACTGAAGGACAGGGCCGAACCCTATGCGCTCAACATCGCGCCTGCCGAAAGTCGTTTTCTGCTCATTGCGGTGGACGTGCAGAAGGGACGGTTTGTGGTCGAGGTCTTCGCCTTTGGCGTCGAGCTGGAACATTGGGTGATCGCCCGGTTTGACATGCACACGCCACCGTCAAGCGCGCCACGGGCGCAAGAGCGGGCGATTGATCCGGCGCGATATTCGGAAGATTGGGACGCGTTGTTTGATCTGCTGGAGCGGGAATTTCCTGTTCTTGGAGCGCCGTTTTCACTGGTGCCGGTTGCCCTGGTCGTTGATGGCTTCGGCGAAGAAGGCGTGACGAAACATGCCTATGCGTTTTATCGCCGGGCAAAGGCGAAGGGGTACCGGGGGCGGGTGTTCATATCAAAGGGCATGCGTGGTTATGACCGCGACCGGGCCGTGTTGCGGACGCCGGAAAAGCAGGAGGGCAAGCGGCTCAAGAAAGCCAGTGATTTGAAAATCCTGCAGATCGGCACCTGGAAAATGAAGAATGAATTGGTGGCGGCGCTGTCGCGTACCGATCCGGGGCCGGGTGCCTGCCACCTGTCCAAAAACTTGCCCACGGACGTTTTCGAAGAGCTTTGCGCCGAAGAAAAAACCTCGAAGGGCTGGGAGTTGAAGAAGGGCAAAAAGCGCAATGAAGCTTTTGACCTTGGCGTCTATGCGCTTGCCCTGGTGATTGTCCTGAAAGGCGAGCGGATCAATTGGGATCGCCCGCCCACGTGGGCGGCGGAGCTTGACCGCAATGCCTTTGCCCGTGCCCGGTCTCTTGCGTTCACGAGCGATAGCAAAGAGCCGGACGCGCAAGACGTGGCGCGCGAAGAAGAGCAGCCGGAACCCAGCCTGGAACCGGCGCAGCAAACGTCAAAACCAAGTCGCAAGAAACGGCCGCGGTCGCGTCGCCGTCGCGGATTCGGGGACTACTGACATGGGAAATCTGTTCGATGAAATCCCGGATGTTGAACCTCTCATCATCCGGGCGGGTGACTTTGTGCAATGGCGCAAGCCGGATCTTGCAGCTGATTATCCGCCAAGCGTTTACGCCCTGGAATATCAATCCGTTATGGAAGCGAATGCATCCATAAGGTTCACTTTGAACGCCACCGATCTGGACGGGGTGTTTGATGTTTCGGCGGCTTCGGCCGCGACCGCTTCCTATGAGACGGGCGTCTATCATTGGGTTGCGGTGATGACGCGGATTTCGGACGGAGCCAAGCGGACCGTCAATCAAGGTCGCTTTGAAGTTCTTGCCGATCTGGCGACAGCGACCGGCGATCAGAGAAGCCACCACGAACGCATGCTTGCGCAGCTTGAAGCCTTGCTGGAAGGGCGCGCGAAGTCGGACGTGGATTCCTATGAAATCGCAGGCCGGAAAATTGCGAAGCTTTCCCCGGAACAGTTGATGGATTGGGCCGCAAAATATCGTCGCCTTGTTCGTAAAGAGCGCGAGCAACGCGCGGGAAACAGCGGCCGCAAGGTTCACAAGGTGAGGTTCCTATAATGGGCATTCTTTCGCGCTGGTTCTCCAAGGGGGGAACTTCGGAACCGGCACGCGCTTCGGCTGCGCGCAAAGTGAACCGCTTGGCCGTGCGCCGGTTCAAGGCCGGGCGGCCGGATCGCATCTCCAGCTTTCCAAGCTCCCTGAACGGACACGGGATTCAGGAGGATGTGCGCCATGCCTTGCGCGGGCTGGTGTCTCACAGCCGCCATGTCAGCCAAAACAACGACTACCTGAAAGCCTTTTACGGGCATGTGCGCCGAAACGTGATCGGTCGCAAGGGCGTGCAGATCAAGCCGCAATCCCGGTTCAATTCCGGTGATCTGGATACGGGCGCAAACACGTTGATCAAGGCCGCGTGGGAAGACTGGGGCAAGCGCGGAAACTGTACGGTTTGCGGCAAGTTCACCTGGAAGGACGTGCAGCGGATCGCAATCAGTTCATGCCCGCGCGATGGCAATTTTCTCTTGCGGCTTTATCAGGGACCTGACTTCGGCAAATACGGTTTTCAAGTCCAAATTCTCGATTTCCTGTCGCTGGATATCGATTTGATCATGGACCTTGGCGGCGGGCGGTACGTCTTTTGCGGGATTGAGTTCAACGCCCTGGATCGGCCGATTGCCTATCACCTGTTCAAGAGCCATCCCGGCCGGGCGGGTTTTCGCGGCGAACGGGTCCGCATCCCTGCCCATGAAATTGTCCACCTCTACAATCCTTACGATCTTTCAACATCCGTTGTCGGTGTGCCGTGGACCCATACGGCTTTGCGCCGCCTTGGCCTGATCGGAGAGTTTGAAGAGGCCGCTGCAGCGAATGCCCGTTGGGGCGCGTCCAAGATGGGCTTTTTTACGAAGAAGACCGACCTTGACGACGAAGGGCCGGTGGCAAGCGGTCAAGCGGCGGAAGACGATGCCGAGGCGCCGGAGCCTGAGATTGACGAGATTGAAGCGGGCCTTCTGGAAACATTGCCGGAAGGTTGGGACTTCAAGGCGTTTGATCCGGCCTATCCGACCGGAGAAATGGCACCTTTCATCAAGACCATGTTGCGCGGCGGCGCGGCCGGTCTTGGTGTGGCCTATACGTCCCTTGCCAATGATCTCGAGGGCTACAGCTATTCCGGATTGCGCGCGGGGCTTGGCGAAGAGCGGGACGAATGGACGATCTTGCAGGACTGGTTCGCCGAACATTTTTGCGCGCCGGTTGCGGGGCGGTGGCTTGATATGGCTTTGCTTACCGGTTCGCTTGATCTGCCCTTTGCCAAGAGAGACAAGTTTTCGGCCATCGCCTGGACGGCGCGCGGATGGCGAAGCGTCAACCCGAAAGACGACGCAACCGCCAATTCATTGGACATGCAAAACCTTCTGAAATCGCCGCAAGAGATTTGCGCCGAACGGGGGCGGTCGCTGGAAGAAGTCTTCGATGATTTCGCGGAAGCGGCCGAACTTGCACAGGGACGCGGGATTGACTTTTGGGCGGCGCTTCAAGGCGGGGCCGAGGTCATGAAAGCGGCGGCGAAAACGCCGGACAGCAAAGAGGACTAACCAACATGGCCAAGAATGAAATTCGGTTGCCGGGGCGCATGTTCCGGCAAGGCATCATTGTGCGCGCTCAAACGGGCGACAGTGAAGAGGTGCCGCAATCGGTTGCTCTGTCGTTTTCCAGCGAAGAACCGGTGGAGCGGTATTTTGGCTTTGAGGTTCTGGGCCACAATTCCGGCGAAGTGGACGCAAGCTTTATGGAAAGCGGGCGTGCCCCCCTGTTAGTCGATCACAGGGCGTCGGTTGAACACCAGATCGGCATTGTTGAAAGCGTTTCCTTTTCGGGCGGCAAGGGCCGCGCGGAAGCCCGTTTTGGCAAAAGCGGGAAAGCGCAGGAAATCGCAAAACGGGTGGCAGACGGGGAAATCGTCAACGTGTCGGTTGGCTACCGCGTCAACGCCATCGAGCTGGCAAAGGACGGCAAGGACGATTTGCCGACCTACCGCGTAACGGATTGGACGCCTTTTGAAATCTCGCTTGTGTCCGTGCCCGCCGATCCTTCGGTTGGTCTTGGTCGTGCGCGGCCGGAAGAGGGCGGCGAAATCACCTTGCAACTCAGCAGAAAGGAACGGCCCATGGCTGCCGAAACAGAAACCCGTTCGGAGGATCCGAACACCCATGAGGATACACAGCGGACCGTTGATCAGGTGCGCGCGGAAGAGCAAACGCGCATTCGCGAAATTGAGGCGGTTGGTGCGCGCTTCAATTGCCGGGACAAGGCACAAGCTGCGATCAAGAACGGCGAAAGCGCCGATCAATTCCGGGGCGCGGTTCTCATGTCCCTTGGTGAACAGGGGCAAGAGCGGATTTCTGCCGCCGCTGACATTGGGCTTTCGCCCAAGGAACGCAAGGCGTTTTCCTTTGTCCGCGCGCTCCACGCTCTTGCCAATCCAAACGATCAGGGTGCGCAGGAAGCCGCCGCCTTTGAACGGGAATGCAGTGCGGTGGCGGCGAAAAAACGCGGCAAGGAACAGGGTGGCATTCTGGTTCCTGCAGATGTCATGCGCACAGGGATGGGCGGTCAGACGCGTTCGCTCAACACTGGCGTTGCGGCGGAAGGCGGCGCGCTTGTCGGCACCGATCTTCTGGCCGGGTCTTTCATCGACCTTTTGCGGGCTCGGGCGGTTGTCCTGAAAATGGGTGCCCGCATGCTGAACGATCTGCAAGGCAATATCGCAATCCCGCGCCTCACGGGCGGGGCGACGGCCTATTGGGTTGGAGAAGACGGCGACGTTCCCGAAAGTCAGCAGGCCGTCGATCAGGTGACCATGACGCCTCACACTCTGGGTGGTCACACCAAGTACAGCCGCAAGCTGCTGCTGCAATCGTCCCTGGACGTTGAAGCCATGGTGCGGGATGACCTGGCCAAGGTACTTGGCCTGGAAATCAGCCGGGCGGCGCTTCACGGCTCCGGGGCGGGGAACCAGCCACAGGGGATTTCCAGTCTGACCGGCGTCAATTCCACAACCTTTGCAGCGGCGTTGCCGACCTGGGGCGAAGTGGTTGCCATGGAAACCGCGGTTGCTACGGATGAAGCGGACATTGGCGCACTTGGCTACATCATCAATCCGGCCATGCGCGGCGGTTTCAAGACCACGGAAAAGGCAGTGGGAACGGCGCGTTTCATCTGGGAGGATGGCGGCACCGTCAACGGTTATCATACCGGGGTCACGACGCAGATTCTGACCGATAACGCCTTCTTCGGCAATTGGGAAGATCTTCTGATTGGTGCTTGGTCAGGTGTTGATCTGACGGTTGATCCTTACACCAATGCGCAGTCGGGGAACGTCCGTGTCATTGCCTTGCAGGACGTGGACATTGCAGGCCGTCATCCGGGGTCTTTCTGCCACTCCTACTACACCGCGTAACCCTGAGAACACCACAGACGATGAACCGGCCGCGTTAGCGGCTTTTTTTATGCCTGAGTGCAGGCCGGGCAACCGGCCTGCCTGATTGGAGACTTCGAAAATGTCTGACACCAAACAAATCAAGATCCTGAAAGACACCGTTTGTGGTGCGAAACCGGTCAAGGCGGGCGACATCGTAACGGCCGGAAAGGCCGATGCCCGGCTGTTGATCAATTTGAAGAAGGCCGAAGAGGTGAAAGCCAAAGACGCTGAACAAACCGGCACGGGCGGGAAGCCGGGCGACGACGACGAAAAGGGCGGCGAGGCCGGGACAAAAGGCGTCGGCAAGTAACCATTTCGGGAAACTGGAAGGCGGGATCGTGGGGCGGTCCTGCCTTTTTTTGGGGGGGGTAAATGAACAAGCCAGTGCCGAAGCCGCCCGCAACGCGGGGCGGTGATTCAAGGAAACAAACGCGCGTGATCGGCCTTCCGAAAGGTGCGGGGCAGATCGTCACGCGGGAAGGGGGCTGAAATGGCCTTGGATTTGGAAGCCGATTTGGCGGCGTTTTTCAGCACGGACGACTTTGCGATGGTTGCCGCCTATGCCCTGGAAGGGGGCGGGGCGGGAACCCTTGTCGGCATTTTCGACAGGCCGGATTCTATTACGGAATTGGGAGAGGCCGGATTTGTCGCGTCGGCGCCGACGTTCACCGTGCAAACATCGACAATTCCGGCCGGTCTTGCTGAAGACGACACGCTGACAATTGAGGGCGTTGCCTATCGGGTCACCCATGAACCGGAAGCAGATGGAACCGGTGTTTCCGTCATCACCCTGGAAGGGGTCTTGCCGTGACACACGTTCGCCAACAAGTGCGGGACGCCGTGATTTCCAGTCTTGCGGACCTGCCGACCACGGGCGGCAATTGCCATTCAATGCGGACCTATCCGCGCGGTGAAAAGGCCGACCCGGCGTTGCTTGTCTACATTCTTCAAGAGCGGTCCGAAACATTCGGCATTGGTGGGCCGGGGCGTGATCTTGAACGCCAGATTGCCGTCACCATTGAGGCACAGGCGCGGGGGGCTGGCTTTGATGACACGCTGGACCAAATCGCCGCCGAAGTCGAAACGGTCATGTTTGCAAATCGCAAACTTGGCGGGCTGGCGATCGACACCACCTTGGTTGAAACGCGGCTGGAGTTGGCGACAGATCGAGACGACCGGCGTTCAGGGGTCTTGATCCTCACTTATCAAGTTTCGGTCGATGGGCCGGAAGGAAACCCGGAAGTGGTCAGTTAGGAAAGGAACAGAAAATGCCTGTGGTTCACGGGAATGAAGGGGCCGTTGCTATCGGCGCGGATACGGTCGCCAAGGTGCAAGACTTCACTTTGACCATTGAAGCGCCGGTGTCGGACGCAACGGGCATGGGCGATCAGTGGGAAGACCACGAGCTTGGCGCGGCCAAGCGTTGGACTGGTTCAATCAACGCCAAGCGGGTCAAGGATGATGACGGCCAAAACGCGCTTGTTGCCGGAGCGCAGGTGACCTTGCATCTCTACGGCGAAGGCGATGTGTCGGGCGAAAAATACTATTCCGGCATTGCCACGGTCACCAGCGTTGGCCGGTCGCAAAACCGTTCGGACACGGTGGATGTGAGTTTTGACTTCACCGGCAAGGGTGAACTGACGCAGCCGACCGTGGCCTAAGCCAGACCACCTAAAAACGACTTTGCAAAAAGGGCAGCAATTCGCTGCCCTTTTGCGTTTCTCAAGAGCCAAAAGGAACGGGGCATGAAAGCGATTGATGTTGTGGTTGGCCACTACAAGCGAAACCGGGGAAGCGTGGTTGATGTGCCGGAATGGAGCGAAACAAAAGAGCCCTTCAAAGTCTATTTCGATCCGATGACGCCGAAGGAACGCAAGCGGATCAACGCCGAAAATGACGGGTTTTTCAACGCGGAAGCTCATGTTGATACGCTGATCATGAAAGCCCTGGACGAAAGCGGCGAACCGCTGTTCACGGCCGAGGACCGGCACCGGCTGTTGACCGAGGCGGATGGCGCAATCATCGGGCGCATTGCCCTGACCATCGCCATGCCGACCGATCGGCGGACCTTGGCAAAAAACTGAGATCCGATCCGGGGCGGCAATTCCTCTTTCAGCTTGCGGATCGGCTCAACAAGCGGATTTCGGAAGTGGAGGACTGGCCGGAATCCGAAGTTCATGAATGGCACTGCTACCTTCAAATCGTTTCGGAGCAAGGCAAATGACGGTTCCAGCTCTTGTCTGGGCCGTGCGGGCGAAGGATGAAAGCCCGCATGTGTTCAAGAAACAGCGGCGCGAGATGGCGCAAACCGGCCAAGCGGCCAAGCAACTGAACACAGAATTGAAGAGCGCGGGCCGTGCCTTCGGATCTTTCAAGGCGTTCGGCGCGGGGCTTGGCGTCGGTGTCCTGTCGGCTGAATTGATCCAGCTTCCCAGCATTGTCAGGGGCGTTGTCAGTGAGGCGTCCACCCTGGCAAAGACTGCTGATTTGATTGGGGTCACAACATCGGAATTGCAGCAAATGCAATTCGGGTTCGAGTTGGCCGGTGTTGAAGCCTCCAAGACCGAAGAGTCATTGAAGCAATTCGGCAAGCGGCTGTCCGAAGCTGAAAGCAAGGGCGGCATGCTGGCAGATATTCTTGCGGCTAACGGCGTTGCGCTTCGTGACAATCAGGGCCGCATGCGCTCGGTCATGGCGCTTTTGCGAGACTACGCCGGATTGATCCAGCGCGCGGCGAGCGAACAGGAAAAAATGTCTCTTGCCAATGAAGCCTTTGGGCGTTCCGGCACAGCAATGGTGCTTGCGCTGCGCGACGGCGAAAGGGGCGTTCAAAAGCTTATGGGCACGGTTCGCGAGGCGGGCGGTGTTCTCGATGAAGAGCTGCTGCGCCGGGCCGAAGAGATCGACGACGAGTGGGCGATTTTCTGGCGCAATTTCGAGCTTCGCGGCAAATCGGCAATTCTGTCAGTCGCAGCCGGGTTCGACGCCCTCATGGCTGACAGCGATCAAGTCTTGTCGCTGAAGGACGTGCAAGGGGATCTGGTGGCACGGCGGAAAACACTGGTTCGCGAAATCGGGTTCTCGGAGACCTTGAACGAAACCGGCCGGGCGGCTGAACTGAAAAGCCAGCTGAACGCCCTGGACGCGCGCATTGTCGCTGTTCAGCAAGAACGCAAGCTGAAAGCGTCCGGTCTGACCTACGGGCCAAGCGGGCGCGGTGGTCCGCGCGGATCGAAGGTCACGGAACCAGCAACCGTCATTCCACCGGTGACAACCGGAAATGGCGGCGGGATCTCTTCAAGCCAGCGTGCGAGCGATTTTGAGCAGGTGCTTGACCAGCTTCGCCGTGAAAGCGAGCTGATCGGCTTGAACGCTCTTGAGCAACGCAAACTGACCTTATTGCGCCGCGCGGGCGTCGATGCGGCCAGTGAGCAGGGGCAGGCAATCGCTGCCCTGGTCGATCAAATGGACCGGGAAAGCCAAGCCCAACGGCAACTCAATGAAGTGACGTCCATGCTTGGCGGTATCGCCGATTCCGAGATTGGCCGTCTGTTGGACATGTTGGGTCTTGCCGACACTGCAGCCGGTCGGCTTGTCGCGACATTGTCCGAAGCCGCGTTGAAGGCGGTTTTGTTGGGGCAGGGGCCGCTTGCCGGTGCCTTGGGGACAAGCGGCGGCGGCTTTCTGCAAACCATCATCGGCGGGGCTTCTTCGGGTTTTGGGGGCGGTTTTGGCGGCGGTTCATCCATCGCCGGGGCCTTTGCTGGCATGTACGCGGGCGGCGGAACGCTTGGGGCGGGGCAATGGGGCATTGCCGGGGAAGGCGGGTTGCCCGAACCGGTGGTTGGTCCTGCAAGGATTATTTCCAACAAGGATGCCTTCGGCGGCGGCGGCACGGTCAACAACGTGCGGGTCACCATTCAGGCACAGGACGTTGAGAGTTTCCGGCGATCTGAAACGCAGATTGCCGGACGGATTTTGGACGCAGTGAAACGTGGCGAAAGGGGAAGATGATGCAAGAGCGAACGGAAATTGACCTACGGATTGAACAGGCACAGTTGATGGACAGCTTTTTTGAGCTTGCCGAAGCCGTGTTGGACGAACAGGAAGGCGACCTTGAAGGGCTGACCGAACTCAGGATGAAGGTTGAATGTCGGGCCGTTTCTGCCTTCTCAACCCAGGAATTCGGTGAACTGGTGCTGATCGTCAACGGCCATTTGGTTGACCTGTTCCTTGCCTGGAACAAAGCCCCTGTCCCGGATCGTGACGCAAATGCCGGGTGACTTCCATGACGTGCGGTTTCCGCCTCGCATTTCCCTGAAATGCCGGGGCGGGCCTGAGCGCAAAACCGTGGTTGTCTCCCTTGCCAGTGGCAAGGAACAGCGCAACAGCCAATGGGCGGATTCGCGGCGGCGCTATGATGCCGGGTATGGCGTCCGCACGGTCGATGATCTGCATGAAGTCCTGGACTTTTTCGAAGAGCGGCGCGGGCGCCTGATCGGGTTTCGCTGGAAGGACTGGAGCGACTTCAAATCGTGCGCGCCACTGGAAACACCCACGGCGGTTGACCAGACTTTGGGAGCGGGCGATGGCGCGCAAACCGACTTTCAGTTGATCAAGACCTATGGCGGTGCGTTCAACCCTTATCCGCGTGCCATCACCAAGCCCGTTGCCGGATCCGTCCTGATCGCGCTTGACGGCGTGGTGCAAGGAGGCGGTTTTGGCCTGGATGCGTCAACCGGGATTGTGTCCTTTGCGGCTGCGCCGGGGTTCGGCGTCACGATATCGGCCGGGTTTGAATTTGACGTTCCGGCGCGGTTTGACACGGACCGCCTTGATATCGAGCTGGACAATCACCGGCTTGGAACGGTGCCAGCAATCCCGGTTCTTGAGGTGTTGTCATGAGACAGTTTCAAAGCGGCTTTTCAGACCATCTTGCGCAGGGCGCGACGACGCTTTGTTGGTGCTGGAAGGTCACGCGCCAAGATGGCGTTCAAATGGGTTTCACCGACCATGACCGGCCTTTGTTCTTTGGGGGCGTTGCCTTCGAAGCGGCAACCGGATTTTCGGGAACCGAGATAGAAAGCAGCTTGGGCCTTGCCGTCGACAATATGGATGTTGAAGGGGCATTGTCGTCAGACGCCATCGCGGAAGCCGACATTGCGGCCGGGCTTTATGATGATGCCGAAATCATCCTTTTCCGTGTGAACTGGCAGGATGTTGCCAGCCGCGAAATCATTTCGCGGGGCAACATCGGCGAAGTGACACGCGGCGAAGTGACATTTCAGGCCGAGTTCCGGGGACTTGCGCACCGGCTCAATCAGACGATTGGCCGGACGTTTCAATTCGGGTGTGATGCTGTCTTGGGAGATGCCCGTTGCGGTGTCGATCTGGATACGGCGGCGAACAAGGGCGCGGGTGCGGTTCTGGCCGTTACTGAACGGGTGTTTCAGGCAAGCGGGTTGGACGGCTTCGCGCATGACCATTTTTCGCGCGGTTTGCTGACTTGGGAAACCGGGGCGAACGCTGGTCAGACAATCAAGGTCAAGACGCACAGGGCAAGTGACAGTTTGGTTGAATTGACCTTGTGGCGGGCACCTGTCGAGCCGATCCAGCCGGGCGATACATTCACCGTGCGCGCCGGGTGCCCGCATACGTTCGAGGCCTGCAAGGCGAAGTTCGCAAATGCCGACAACTTCCGGGGCTTTCCGCATATGCCGGGCAATGACTTTGTCCTGTCCTACGCCAAGCAAGACGAGCAAGAAAATGATGGCAGCGCGGCGGTAGGCTGATCTGTCCTACCAGATCCAGTTGCAATAGCTGGGGTATGTGCCTTTGAAAGGCGCGTCAGGATTTTCAGTGTAGGTCATGAGAATATCATAGCGGGCGCAGCGACCGCATAACCCCCGGTCGATGAGTACCTGTCCAAGATCCCTGCCGTTTTCAAGCGCGCAGCGGCCAACGCTTCGGTCATAGGTTTTTTCGCCATTGAGGTGGCAGGCGAGGGTTTCACCTCGCACCAGATTGCGGACGGCATTGGTCGCCTGGGTGCCGAGGGGCGTGCCGCGCTCATCGCAGGTCACGCCGGACAGGCGGATTGGCAGTCCGTCTACTTCGATGGTGTCGCCGTCGCGCACATGGTTGACCGGGCCGTTGTGGTGGATGGGCGCGACCAGAAGCCTGAGTTCAGGCCAGAGGCCATATCCGACCGTCAACGCCAGTAGGGCTGCGATTACAATAACCTTCTGGGTTTTGGGGTTTTGCAAGGGCGGCGGTCCTGCCTAGCTGATGAGTTGCAATCTCCGGGTGAATATTATGGCGATAATCGTGAAAAAAGCGCAATCTCTGCCGCGATCAGAAGTGGTTGAAATTGCCAAGAGCTGGATCGGCACGCCGTATCACCACCAAGCGTCGGTCAAGGGTGTGGGGTGTGATTGTCTCGGGCTCGTGCGTGGTGTCTGGCGTGAGCTTTATGGCGAAGAGCCGGAAAGCCCGCCGCCCTATTCGCCCGATTGGGGGCAGGTGGGGCGCACAGAAACACTGTTGGAAGCTGCCGCCCGGCACTTCAAGCCGGTGCCCCTGGACAATGTTGAACCGGGCGATGTGCTCTTGTTTCGAATGAAGCCCAAGGCGATTGCCAAGCACTGCGGAATCATCTCGCAAAACGACCGACTGATCCACGCTCAAGAGCGTGTCGGGGTGTGTGAAATCAAGTTATCTGACAGTTGGAAGCGGCTCACTGTGGCAGGCTTTTTATTCCGGCGCAATTTTTGATTGCAAAAGCTGTTGTCTGAATTCTAGGCCTCTGTTTTTCTAGGTGGCTAGGTGCTTTGCATTTTTGCGGAGGACAGGTGCAGGATTTTAGTTTCAAGGATTTGGTCAATGTCAATTTCCGAGAAAATTCGAAACAACAAATTTGTGAAGGTTCTGGCCGCACTGGAGCCTATTGGTGTTGCGGTCGGTCTGATTGGTTTGGGGATCGCCGGATATGCATTTTTTCAAGATCTGGAGAGCCGCAAAGAAGAACGCATTGCCCGCGCCTGGGATCTGCTTTCAATACAGATACCGGGCAACTCAGGAAAGTCGGATGCGCTGAGAATATTACATGGTTATGAGATCAATCTTTCGGATGTCGATCTTTCATGTGGGTTCCTTGGAGGGACGCTCCAAGACAAGGGGTACACGGTTTCCCATATCGCAATCACAGATGATCAATCTGAATTTGTTCGCAGTCCTTGTGTCGGCTCACCTCGTCTAAACAATTTAGAACTCGGAGAGATAGCACCCAGCTGGAGAAACCTTTGGAGCGGCCAGCAGCCCCTTATCGCGGAAAATATCAATCTAGAAGGAATTTCGGGAGAAGACTTAGATTTGTCGGGTGCGAGTATTGGCGGAGGGAATTTTAGCTATACCAACATCGTTGGTCTTGATCTCAATAACGCTATTGCTTTGGACTTGAGCGCTGAATACTCAAATCTAGACCATTCCGATTTTTCCTTTGCAGAATTGTCGGGTGCTGATTTTTCAAGAGCCGGGCTCAGTCATTCCAAGTTCGAAGGGGCGACGGCTGTCTGTGCGGATTTCGCGGGAGCAAATTTGGAGGCTGTGGATCTTCAATCAGTCGAAGATTTTGAAGGCTCGAGCTTGTTTATGGCTCGGCTTGAAAATTCAAAGATTAGCAATGATATCGCACTCGACAACGACCTTAGTTTTGCGAATGTCTCAGGGGCGCATTTTGCGGGAAATGTGGCTCCCAGAGAGAACCTCTTTGGACCGATGTGGGCGTGGTCCGATAACCCTCCCAAGCCTGCGGGCGTTGCCCAAAAAATGGGAGTCAGGTTGTGCGAGCCGTCGAAAGAGGATGTGCATGATGATCGAGAAACATATCTGTTGAGTTTTGGTACTTTCCGACCAATCAATTGGGAGCTTGTTCCGCAGCATTGCGGCTTGGCGCCAGAGTTTAATTCCGACGAGTATCTAGCTCTTGCCGCCCCGACTGTTTGCGTTGAATAGCCTTGAGTGGAGGTGTGAGGCAGGCGGCCTCGTGCGACTAGTCTGTTTGTGAACCATGATCTCGCAATTCGTGACACGGGGGCTCGCTCAAGGTTTCCGGATGGCCTTTGAATACGAACTCAATCCATTCTGGAAATTCTTGTTCTCTTTTTGTTCCGTCGCTATGTTGTCGCGAGAGAGTGCGAGGGGAACAATGGGACGAACGAACGAGCTGACACTCAATCAATCCTCGTTGATTGGTCACATGGTGATCGTGAAGTGCAATCTATGCCATCGTCAGGTGCATTACCTGGCGGCGGATCTGGCCGAACTTTTGGGGCCTCAAAGGCGCGTTTTTTCACTGCCGTTCAGGTGTGAAAAATGCCGGAAGAGCGACTATTTGCTGATTAGCGTACGCATCCCCGATAGCCGGGATTTTGGCAAGATCATTCTGCGCCGTCCAGCGGGCATCAAAAAGGTGCTGCTGTGGAAAGAAGAGCGGCTTCGATAGGCTGGCTTCAATGGGCTGTTTGCGCTTTTCAGTAAGGATGATGGCGGCTAAATCCACGCGCTGGAAGGAGCCGGTGTTTGCAAGGTGAGAATAACGATTTTTTGGCGGAGACGGCTGGTTGCAGCTTGGAAATTGAGGTGTAGATGGTAACGATAAGCAAGGTTTAGTTGCTGCGGCTAGTGGGGGTGCAATGCTGAAATATTTTGTTGGGATTGACTTTATCTGTCCATCATGCCGCAAAAAATCTCAAGCAGCCTTGAATGTTCCTGACCCCTATACAGGTGATGGTGCAGGTTTGGATGGTTTGGATCTTACTCTTTCGGACGACGTTGCATGTGAGCACTGCAATGAATCTTTTGAACTTAATGTTTTTTTGAATGGGGCGAGCTGTCAGGTCGAATTTCAAGATTTTACAAATAATATCATAGTGTCGTCTGATGTTTATCCTGAAAGTGATGATGAATTTCTCGACATTTCCCCCCCACAAGATCCGATGAAAATACTACTCCAAGAGGGGGGAGAGGCAATAGGCCTTCTTCGACATCCGATTTCTCAGTTTGGCGAAGCAACGATAAAAAGAATGATTTTCGCTCAGATTATATCGGCGATGGAAGTTTATCTGCAGGACAAAATAAAGATTTCAGTAAATAGTAGTTATATTGTTAGGTTTAATATTATTTCTAGAAATGATAAATTGAATTCTGAAAAATTTCCACTTAGATATTTGAGTTCGAAGGATTTTATTGATAATCAAATTATGAAATATTTAAATGGAATAATATTTCATAATATTCCAGTTGTTGAGAATGTTCTTAAATCTCTTAGTCATGAGGACTTCAACCCTCCGGCTCGTATAAAAGAGCGTTTATCAAAGGCTGTCAGTGTCAGGCATGATTGTGTCCACCGTGGTGGGTACGATAGATTAGGAAATAAAGTAACAGTTTCTGACGCATATATTAAAGATGTTTGGGGTGACGTGAGGAGTTACTGTTCCTATGTCGACAGTTATATAGACCGCGTTACTGATGAAATAATTCCTTTTTGAACTGTGTTTGTTCACGCCGAAAATTAAAGGCTCCCCATCATGGCTACGCTTCTTTTGGGCGCGGCCGCGTCGGCACTTGTCGGCGCGAGTGGCGCGAGCGGACTTGTTGCGTCCGCGATCACAAGTGCCGCCACCATTGGCGGTTCCCTGCTTGACAGCTTCCTGTTTGGCGGTGGCGGGTCTTCGCAGTCCGTCGAGGGGCAGCGGCTTGACAGTCTGCAAGTGCTGTCATCGACGGAAGGCGCGGCCATTCCGATCATCGCCGGTCATGCCCGCGTATCGGGTCAAGTCATTTGGGCAACCAAGCTGGATGAAGTGGTCACAACCACAACGCAGCAACAGGGCGGCAAAGGCGGGGGCGGTGCGTCCACGACCACAACAGACTACAGCTATTTTGCCAGTTTCGCGGTCGGTCTTTGCGAGGGGCCGATTTCCCAAGTTTTGCGGGTCTGGGCGGATGGGGATGAATTGGACCTGACCACTGTCCATGCGCGCATCTACAAGGGCACGGAAGCCCAAGAGCCGGACGCCCTGATTGAAGCCAAGCAAGGCACCGGCAATGCGCCTGCCTATCGCGGCACGGCCTATGTCGTTTTCGAGGATTTGCCGCTTGCCGCCTATGGCAACCGGATTCCGCAACTGACGTTCGAAGTCATTCGGGCTGTTGGCTATGAGGAAGAGCGTTTGACCGGCGTTTGTCTTTTGCCCGGTTCAACCGAATTTGGCTATTCACCTGCCTTGGTCAAGGATGTGGTGAGCGGCACGAATACGACCGACAACAACCGCCACACCAAGACCCATGACACGGACTGGAACCACTCGCTTGACCTTGTGGAAGCGGTCTTGCCGAGTGTGGAGGCGGTCGCCCTGGTGGTCGCGTGGTTCGGCGATGATCTGCGGTGCGGATCATGCCAGATCGCGCCGCGCGTTGAAGAGGGCACCAAGCAAACCACGCCGATCAGTTGGCAAGTTGCAGGCCTGTCGCGCGGAGTGGCGACGGTTGTCAGCCAAGTTGACGGCAAGCCAGCCTTTGGCGGATCGCCCAATGACGCCAGCGTCATTGCGGCCATTGCCGACTTGAAGGCGCGCGGGCTCAAGGTGTTTTTGTATCCCTTCATCATGATGGATGTTCCGGCCGGGAACGGCTTGCCCGATCCATACGGGGGCACGGAACAAGCGGTTTTCCCCTGGCGCGGGCGGATTACATGCCATCCCGCGCCGGGACAGCCCGGCACGGTCGATCAAACGGCGGCTGCGGAAACGCAAGCCGCCGTTTTCTTGGGAACAGCCAATGCGGCTGACTTCGGCGTGTCCGGCGGCGCGGTCATCTATTCGGGGCCGCCCGAATGGTCTTACCGCCGTTTCATCCTGCATTTGGCCAAGCTGGCGGATCTTGCGGGCGGTGTTGATGCCTTTGCCATTGGAACCGAAATGCCGGGACTGACCAGCGTTCGCGGAACCGGACATTCCTTTCCGTTCGTGGACGGCCTGATTGACTTGTTGGGGGAGGTGCGTGCCGTTGTCGGTAGTGTCACAAAGCTCGGATATGCGGCCGATTGGTCAGAATATCATTCCTACCGGCCTGCCGATGGCACCGGGGACGTCTGGTTTAATCTTGATCCGCTTTGGTCGCATGCTGAGTTGGATTTCATCGGCATCGACAACTATTTGCCGTTGTCCGATTGGCGGGATGGAACCGGCCATGCCGACCATTCCGCCGAATACCAGTCGATCTATGATCTGGATTATCTCAAATCCAACATCGAGGGCGGGGAATATTTCAACTGGTACTATGCCAGCGAAGCCGACCGTGACAGCCAAACCAGAACGGCAATCCATGACGGTGCCCACGGTGAAGATTGGGTGTTCCGGCAAAAGGACATTCGCAGCTGGTGGCAGAACACCCACCGGAACCGGCCGGGCGGTGTGCGCAATGCGAGCGCGACGGCGTGGACGGCTGAAAGCAAACCGATCTGGTTTACAGAGTTCGGCTGTCCGGCCATCGACAAGGGCACCAATCAGCCGAATGTCTTTTATGATCCGAAGTCGTCTGAAAGCTTTGTTCCGCACTATTCATCAACGGCGCGGGACGATCTGATTCAGCGTCGGTATCTGCGCGCTGTGATGGACTATTGGGCAGAGACAGGCGGCAACAATCCGGTTTCGGGCGCCTACGGTGGGGCCATGGTCGATACGTCCCGCATGTTCGCCTGGGCATGGGACGTGCGACCGTTTCCAAGCTTTCCGGTGGACGGTGACACCTGGGCCGATCACGCAAATTTCACGACCGGGCATTGGCTTTCTGGCCGTTTGGGCGGTGTGCCGGCTGACGGTCTTGCGCGGCTCATGTTGACGCGAAGTGGCCTTGTCGAGGGTGCCGACTTCGACACGGGCGGTTTTGACGGTGTGGCCGATGGCTACATCGTCGACAATGTGGCCAGCGCGCGCGGCGTTCTTGAGATGCTGGGGGCGGTGTTCTTCTTCGATGCGCTGGAATCGGGCGGCAAGATCGTCGCGCGGTCGCGCCGATCTCGTTTCCCGGTTCTGGATCTGGACGCCGGGGCATTGCTGGATCGCGGCAAGGACGCAGAGCCTGTCACCATCAAGCGGGCGCAACAGACCGAATTGCCGCGTGTGGTGCGCCTGACAGCCTATGACGTTGCACGGGACTTTGAGACCGTCACCGGGGAAGGGCTCCTGGAAGCGGTGACAAGTGACCGCGTGGTGGTGACGGACAGTCCCGTTGTCCTGGACTTCTCCCGCGTGCAGGGCATTGCCGAAAGTCTCTTGCAAGAGGCTTGGGCGGGCCGGGAAGGCTTCACCTTCGGTGTTGCGGAGGAGGCGCTTGCCCTTGAACCGGGCGACGTGGTGCGGCTGCAGTTCGGCGGGCGGTCCTATCTTGCCCGCTCGTCGAAGGTGACCGATGGCGGCTCTTCCGGTTCCGGGCGAAGCGTAAGCGCCAAGAGCTATGACGGACCGGTCTATGAGCCCTCAAGAGGCCTTGGCCGGGCGCGAAGCTTCGGGACGCAGAAACAGTCGGCAAGCGCCCTTGGCGTCTTTGTCGACGGTCCGTTGTTGCGGGATGGTGATTCAGCCTGGCAGGGGTATTTGACAGGCTACAAGCTGCCCTTCAATCCGGGCTTGGTGTTCCTGTCCAGTCCTTCGGACAGCGGTTTTGTCACACGGGCAAGCCTTGGTGTCGCCGGAACCATCGGGGAGGTGAAGACCGACCTTGCGCCGGGGCCGCTTTATCGTTGGGACAATGCCAATTCCGTTGAGGTGGAGCTTTACAGCGGAAGCCTTCAAAGCCTTTCCGATGACCTGGTTTTGGCAGGTGGAAACGCCTTGCTCGTGCAGTCGGCGTCCGGGGATTGGGAGCTGTTGCAGTTCGCCAATGCGGAATTGATCGGCACGCGGACCTATCGCCTGTCCCGGCTGCTGCGAGGGCAGCGGGGCAGCGAAAGCGCCATGGGTGCGGCGGCGGGTAGCCGTGTGGTGGTGCCGACGGGCGGCATGGTGCAAAGCGGCCTGGAACGCGGGCAGATCGGCTTGCCGCTCAATTGGCAAGTCGGGCCTGCGGACGGTGTTGTTGGCGGGGAAGACTTCGCCGCCTACAGCGTCACCATGACCGGCCGGGGCGAACGCCCGTTGTCGCCGGTTCATCTGAAATCAACTGCCACCGTTGGCGGCGATGTTGTGCTGTCGTGGGTCCGGCGCACGCGGATCGGCGGCGACACATGGGAAGCGCCGGACGTGCCCCTTGGGGAAGACGCCGAATTATACGCCGTTGAAATCTGGCAGGGCGGCGATCTGAAACGGACGCTGGACGCATCGAGCCAAAGCGTCACCTACACGGCCGCCGATCAGTTGGTTGACCTTGGCAGCGTGGGGGAAGGCTTCACCTTCTTTGTCTTTCAGATGTCTGCAACCTATGGCCGGGGCGTTGGTGCGTCGGCTTTGATTGAAGGAAACTAATCCATGACAACGCCACTTTTGGGCTTGCCGGAAATCGCGGCAAGCCAAAGTCAGAAACACGTCACCCACAATGAGGCGCTTGGGGTGCTGGACGCCCTTGTCCAACTGTCAGTGCTAAGCCAGAGCCAGCCAAGCGCGCCGGGAAGCCCGGCCGATGGTGACCGCTACATTGTGCCGACCGAGGCGACTGGCGACTTTGCGGGGCAGGACGGGGCCATTGCCAGCCACAGGGAGGGCACCTGGTCCTTCTTCGCGCCGCAAGCCGGTTGGCGGGCCTATGTGGCAGACGAGGGCGGGTGTGCGGTGTTCAATGGCACTTCCTGGACCGGGCCGGGTGTTGTCACCCTGGCATCCACGCTGAACGGCGCAGAAAGCCGCATCGTGACCGTTGAAGAGGAACTGATCTTGAGCGGCGCGAGTGTCGCAAGTTCCGTGGTTATTCCCGACCGGGCGATTGTCTTTTGCGTGTCCACGCGGACCACGGAAGAGGTCACGGGAGTTTGGAATTATCATTGCGGGATCGCCGGGGAAGCCGAAAAATTCGGGGGCTTTCTTGGCATAGCGGCCGGGTCGACCAACGCCGGGGTGATCGGGCCGCAAGCCTTCTATGCGGATACGCCTGTTGTTCTCACGGCCAATGGTGACACCGGCGCTTTTACGGGCGGCAAGGTGCGGGTAGCGCTGCACTACTTGTTGCCGATTGCGCCGGAAAATTAGTCTGCCGTCTATACTGTTTACTTATCATCTAAATTGATGAAGTAAGGCATAGTCCATAAAATCGCTACGTAAACCGCGAACATTATCGAAATAAATGCAACGTGATTAAAGCTAAATGGCATCAGGGAATTAATTTCTTGAAGGTCTAAAGTGCTTTGTTCTTGGCTGTGAGTAAGGGCCAATCGTGCGCCGTAGTTTGCGGCATAACTGAATATTCCGGCCACAAATACTACCATAGTAGACAGTGCCATTAGTACCTTTGCTATGCGCCCAAAATCCTCATGGTGTTGGTATGCGAGCCAAGCAAGTCCGGTGCAAATTGGTATCGTAACACTCCCAAAAATTACTTCCATGTTTTTCGCCTCTCAAGTTCAAGCATTGGATTGTTCTTAACCGCATCTGTTTGATTTTATCCAGTGCCAACGAACTTTTCCCCATAACTCAAGATTACGAGGCCGCTCGAGCGGCTTTTTTTGTGCCTGAAAGGAACCGTAACTATGCGGAAGATAGATACAATTGTCATTCACTGTTCGGCGACACCGGACGGTCGGCCGGTGTCCGTGGCGACCATTCGCAAATGGCATATGGACAGGGGGTGGAATGATATCGGCTATCATTTCGTCGTCGGTCTGCAGGGTGAAATTTGGCCTGGACGCCCGGTCGAGGCCAAGGGCGCGCATGTGCGCGGGCACAATTCGCACACCATCGGCATTTGCTATGTTGGCGGCGTGACCAATGACGGCAAGCTCTCGCCAAAGGACACCCGGACGCCACAACAGAAGGCGGCGCTCGATGCCCTCATTCGCGGGCTTCTGGTAGACTTCCCGGCCATCACCACCATCTGCGGACACCGGGATTTTCCGGGTGTTCGCAAGGCGTGTCCCTGTTTCGATGCTGTTCCCGAATATGATCACCTTCTGATGGGTGATCCCGTTCCGGTTGCCCGTGTAGTGCTTCCGGTGGCAGTGCACGAAGAGCCGGACACCAAGATTGAACCGGCATTTCAGAGCGAAAAGATTTGTGACGGTGTGGCCGTGGTTCCCGGTGCGATTGATCGCCCGGCAATCAAGACGGTCGGCTTTTGGGAGCGCATCGGAACAGTGTTTTTCGGTGGCGGTGGCATGATTGGGGCAAGCCTGTTTTCTGACTGGCGCGTGGTCGCAATCTCGGGAGGCGTTGTGATCGGCTTGGCGCTGCTTGGGCTTGTCTTCCATGGCCGTCTGATCTTGGCGGTAAAGTCGCTCAAGGCGGAACTGCAATGATCGGGGTTGTTATTTCGTTCTTCATCCAAAGCAAAACAGGCCGCTTTTTAGCGGCCTTTTTGTTGGCTGTCGCTGTGATTGCATCCGTTTACGCGCTTGGGCAAGGCCATGCGCTGATCAAGGACCGGGCGAAAGACCTTGAAGCCAGCCTGGAAGCAGAACAGGAAAGGAAAAGCGACGATGCGGCTCTGCAACGCCTTTCGGATTATCGCTTGTGTCTTGAGTATTTCAGCGCTCGGAGCCTGTCAGAGCGCGAAGAGTGCGAAGCCTTGCGCCGGGTTCACGCCGAATAACATAAGTCCGGCCGGATTCCTGGCGCTTGTGGCTGTCGATCGGGGCGGCGCGGAGCGGGTTGCGGGGAACGATCGGAACGGCGAACGCCGGGGGTGCTGGTGATGGATGGGGCCATTACGTGGGCACAGGTCATGACGCTTCTGGCGATTGCAGTGGTGTTGTGCGGGGCTTGGTGGTTTCTCTTCGCTGCCATCTTGTCGGTGCGCGCTGACTTGAATGACTTCCGGCTGAAAGTGGCAGAAGACTACGCAAGCCGCGAACACCTGAAGGAAGTTGAAACCCGGCTGGTGCTGGCAATCAACAAGCTATCGGATAAGTTTGAAAATCTGACTGAAAAGATCGTTGCGGCGATCCACACTGATCACAATTGAAAACGCGCGCCTTGGGAAACCTGGGCGCGCTTTTTTTGTGTCTTGTGTCAGGATCAAATATTGTTTTTGGTTGAATGAAACATTGAACGTTATCCGAAAAGCGAAACCGGTCCATGTCAGACGAGATGTACATTCAATTGACGGATGCAGTAACAAAATATCATGTAGATGCAAGTGAATTGATCCGTCTGATCGAACAAAAAGAAATAGCCTACTTTAAAAAGGAAACTGAGACCGGATTTCAGTATTTCATTCGATTGCAAGATGTCAGAAAGAAATTCCCTGAGAAGGTTCCGGGGAATACTGAGCAGGCGAAGAGGATACTTTCTGAAACCGGAAAGATAATAGCAGGCGCGGCCGCAGGATGGGCGGCAAGTGAAATTAGCAAAATAGAGCCTGACAAAAATACCTTAAGCCATTTTGAGCGTGAGCGTTGGTCAAGAGAATTTGTTTTATACTACAAATTTTGTTTAGGGCTTCGATATAATTTTCCAAACGTTATTTCTAATGCCTTATATTTGGATGATTTGGAGTCTCTAAGTATTGTGGGGTTACGTAATAGCGCACTAATTCAGCATAGCAGTTTAGGAACATACTATAGCGGCTTGCCGTCCTTAGTTGAGCTTGCGGAACAAGATTTTTTTTACGGAATTAAAAACAACGAATTGTTTTTCTATGTCTATTTTGCAGAAAAATTCTATTATTTGAAAGACGATATTGGGGTATCCGCGCCTTTAGACTATTTGTATGCATATGCAATTGTATCTGCAGTTCGATTGCAATTGTTAAAGCGTGGTCAGAGAGATCCTATCGAGAAAATCGCTAGTAAAAGGTAAGTCAAATAGTCCCGCTCGCCTTGGGATAAACGGGCCGGGCTTCAAAGCCGACATTGCCGCAGCGCTCGCATGTGAGCCTGTAGAATCTGTAAAGGCGGCGTATAGTTTCGGTTAAACAAGGGCGCAGAGTCATTAACGCAGAAATTTTAAATAATGGAATTAGTTCTGATATTTGATTTATTGGTTCAAATTGCTCCTGTGGTGACCAGTGCTGCGGCGGTGATGGTGGCGGCGACGGTTTATCGGTACAACCGGTATAAAGACAAGGAGTCGATTGTAAGCAGGTCTTGGAATGAGCAGCTTGCGATTAATCAGGCGTGCATTGAATATCCAGAATTAGCAATGACTGCTGAACGCCTTATTTCTGGTCAATTAGATAAAAATGACGTAGAGGGGATACATAGGGCGCTATACTTGGTTTTCATATATCTAAATAAAGTATATATTATGTATTCGTCGTTTAATTCTGGCATAATTAGCCGAGATGAATTAAATGTGGAGTCCGATGCTACTTTAAATTTACTGAAGCAAGATTTAAAAATCACCAAATATGCATTAGGTCGTGGCTATAGTGACTTGTTTCAAGGCTATTGTTTGGAGCGAATGGAATTTCTTCTCATTGAGAACAAAGAAATGCAAGCGTTTGGCGAATTCATTTCGGGTTTACCGTCAGATAACAATGACAATTAGACCGATTGGAAAGCTGTGAGAAAGGCATTTGGTTGGTAGTTTTAGACTACTCAACTATCAACGTCGCAACAAAAGTATTTGCAAATTTTCAGCGTAATTTCGTAAAGGGGATTTATGCGGTCTACGGGGCAGTTGTTAGCGTGGAATTTGGCCGTTGTTTTTCAGTTCTTCAGCTAGGTTCAGAAAGGACCGGTATAGAAATCTGTTTCTATTGATGGCGGTTCCTGACGGGGATTTTCAAATCGTTCCATTTGCCTTCGGGTATACGGGTCGGGCTTCAAAACCGACGTGTCCGCATCGTTCACACGTTAACCGATACAGCTTTCCGAGATCCGGAATCGCTTCATGATCCTTGAAACGGGCCGGGTCGATTATCTCTTGAGCACTGCAATAGGGTTGAATGCAATGCACCTCGATCTTGTGTCCGGCCTTGCGCAAGTTCCCGACAGTGACCGGCGCGGACCGTTCTTTGTGTGTTAA